TTCAAACAAACTGTTTTTAAGTTGTTGTGGTCGCAATTGTTCAAGTTGCCATCCACATGATATACCAGACTTTGTTCTTGTAGTCGGAATGTAAAACCACATTGCTCACATTGTGGCTGTTTTCTATAACCGCGTTTGAACCACTGCGGTGGTACAGGCTTCAATTTCTTGCCTTTACGAGCACAAGCATCGCAAACACCGCGGTAGTGTGGCCCATTTTCTGTTAAATAGTTCACAGCCACGGGTCTTTCAAAGCAGGTGGGGCATAATGGACGTTCGGACATGTAGTATTTAGTATAGACAAACCTTTGCAAAGGGCAGTCTATCGGCCGAAAATTAGTCTATATGAATAAATATCAATAACATAAACTATTATGTGTAAAGGAAAAATAACATGGCTACATTAGTTTCACCAGGACAAAGCATTACAGTAACCGACATGAGCGCCTATGTGTCGACAGCGGCAGGTACTGTACCTTTAGTTATCCTGGCTACTGCACAAGATAAGACTGCTCCCGATGGTACAAGTGCAACTGGTACATCGATGGCAAATGCTGGTAAACTACAATCGTTTACTAGTCAAAGAGAATTAGCGGCCGCAATGGGCTATGCTACTTTTAAACAAAGTAGTTCCGGTACACCATTGCACGGCAACGAACAAAATGAATATGGACTATTGGCCGCACACAGCGCATTGGGTGCCGCCAACAGTTTGTACGCAGTTCGTGCTGACGTTGACTTAAACCAATTAAACGGAACAACAATACGTCCGGTTAGTCCCCCTGCAAATGGCACGTATTGGTTAGATTTGAACAACACCAACTGGGGCATCTACGAATGGGATGCCTCAACTAATTCGTTCAGCGCACAGACACCTATCATAATCACTTCTCTGGCTGATTTAGCATCTAATATGCCAAAATCAAGTATTGGTGCCATTGGTAGCTATTCGGTGGTGTCTTATCTGGCAGATAATACTGTATACTACAAAACTCCTACTAATACTTGGGTACAAGTTGGTAGTACCGCTTGGCAACAGGCTTACCCGACTGTAACCGGCACTACAACTAACCCTACATTCCTTGCCAACTCTTCTGTTACGATCAATGGTGCATTAATTTCGTTGGGTTCAGCAACAACATTAACTGGTGTTCGTGATGCAATTAATACCTACGCCTCTGCCAACCCCAGCACCTTCCCTGGCGTCACAGCCACTGCAGATAATAATAAATTAAACATCATTGCAACCAAGGATGCCAAGAGCGGATCTGCCCCCAACGGCAAGGTTCTGGTGGCTGATGGTACAAATACACCATTGGCAAGAGCAGGTATTGCTGTTGGTACCTACTATAGTCCGCAAATATCACGTGGTAGTTTTGTAGATATTCCAAGTTGGAGAAACACAGATCTTGGTAGTCCTAATCCGGCCCCGACAGGCTCCGTCTATGTTAAGACCAGCGTACAAGGCAATGGTATGAGTCTTGCAGTTAAACGTTATAATACTAATGCAAACGCTTGGACAACATTAGCTGTACCAGTGTACAAGAACAGCGAATCTGCCATTTATGATCTAGATGTAACTGGCGGCGGAAATGGTATCGATAGCGGCACTATATATGCTCGTTATACAACCAGTTCGACTAATGCAAATTTAATTGGTGTTCGTTTGATGTTCCGTAAAGCAGGACCAAAGTCGTCAGCGACTGGCACCCCCAGTGGGCCAATTACGCCTGGCAGCTTTACAATCCAAGCCACTAACCTAGGTTCTTCTACTGCTACTAATACAGTACACACATGTGTAGTAAGTAATAATCCCGCAGGCGCCGCAGATTTTGTAGCAGCCATATTGGCAAAAGATATTCCTTATGTTACTGCCAAAGTAAACTCATCGGGTAGTATTACAATAACACACGAACTAGGTGGTGAAATCATTTTACCAAATAATAATGATACTGTAACATCAGCCGGTTTCAGCACTAGCAACTGTAGTACAGACCCAGCTACACCAGGCTTGGTAATAAGCAATTGGACACCGGGTGGTGGAAGTACGAATCAACAGGCTTATACATTCAGCTTCTCTGCACCATACCAAGCTCCGGCCGATGGTACACTATGGTACAACAGTGATGCGGCCGATGTTGATATAATGATCAACGATAGCGGCTGGAGAGGTTATAAAACAGTCGCCAGCGATGCTCGCGGATACGCTTTGACCAACACAGACCCAGGCGGCGTTATTGTTGCCGCAAGTGAGCCAACCGTACAAACTGACAACACACCGCTAGTGGCAGGTGACTTATGGTTAGACTCAGGCGATTTGGTTAACTATCCGGCCCTTTATCGTTACACAGGTACAAAATTTGTGGCTATCGATATCACAGACCAAACAGGTCAAAACGGTATCTTGTTTGCTGATGCACGTTGGGACAAAACAGGTACAACAGATGTTGTAACTGGATCATATCCGTTGATCACCGACTTGCTGACCAGCGACTACATTGACCAAGACGCCCCTGATTATCGTTTGTACCCACGTGGTATGTTGTTGTTTAATACACGACGTACAGGTTTTAACGTTAAGAAATATGTAAGCAATTACTTTAACGCTGTTAACTTCCCAACATTGCCGAATGTACCACGTGCATCTAACACATTACCTACTGTTGTAGCCACATGGCAAACCGTCAGTGGCAACAAGGACAACGGTAGCATGTATGCAGGCCCAGCCGCACAGCGTCATATGATTGTCAAAGCCATGAAGTCGGCCATTGCTGCCAGTTCTGAACTACGTCAAGATCAATTTGCGTTCAACATCATGGCCGCACCTGGTTATCCAGAATTAATCAGCGACCTAGTGGGACTAAACAACGACCGTGCCAACACAGCGTTTATCATCGGTGACACACCAATGACATTGGCTCCAAATGCAGTCAATATCACCAATTGGAGCAACAACACCAACGGTGACGGTCTAAGCACAGCAGACCCTTACTTGGGTGTATACTATCCGAGTGCGGAAACTACCGATGTCAAAGGCAACACAGTTGTGGTGCCACCTAGCCATGTGATGTTGCGTACATTTATTCGCAACGACAGCGTCAGCTTCCCCTGGTTTGCACCAGCCGGTGTACGTCGCGGCCTAGTTGACAATGCCACAGACATTGGTTATATTGACCAAGACACTGGTGAGTTTACTCGCAATGGTGTTAGCCAAGGACTACGTGATGCCATGTACCAACAACGAGTTAATCCAATCACAATCCTCCCCGGAGTTGGGTTGGCTGTATGGGGTCAAAAGACTCGCAATCCGTTTGCAAGTTCAATGGACCGAGTAAATGTTGCACGTTTGGTCAACTATATCCGTACAATATTTGCCAAAGTAGGTTATTCTTTCTTGTTCGAACCCAACGACAAAATCACACGTGATCAAATCAAACGTGTGATTGAAGGCGCGATGAACGACTTGGTGGCCAAACGCGGCATCTATGACTTCTTGGTAGTTTGCGACACAACAAACAACACACCGGCACGTGTTGCGGCCAATGAATTGTATGTTGATATTGCCATCGAGCCAATGAAAGATGTTGAATTTATCTATATTCCAATCCGCTTGTTGAATCCAGGTTCTATTGCGGCAGGACAACTAGGAAAATAAACTACGTAGATAATGCTAGGCTCAAGCCTAGCATTGTTAAACCAAAATATAGGTAAATAAGTACAATAGGAGAACATATACATGTCAACCGTAGCCTCATTAAACAAATTCACAGTACCTTTTGACGGTAATAGTCAAGGTCTGTTGATGCCAAAATTAAAGTATCGCTTTCGCACTACTTTTATCAACTTTGGCGGCACAGGTACAGGCGCATCAAACGCTCAAGAATTAACAAAACAAGTTGTTGATATCAAGCGTCCCAGCGTCAACTTTAATCCATTTGCACTAGATATCTACAACAGCAAGATCTACATGCAAGGCAAACCAGATTGGGCTGAAACCACAGTTAACCTGCGCGACGACATGGGCGGCCATGTGGGCACCTTGGTAAGTCAACAGATTCAAAAGCAGTTTGACTTCTTGGAGCAGTCTAGCGCGGCTTCGGGTGGTAACTACAAATTTGATCTAGTGTACGAAGTACTGGACGGTGGTAACGGCAAGTCAGCACCAACAGTATTAGAAAAGTGGGAAATGACAGGTTGCCAAATCAGTCAGGCAGACTGGGGTGACATGAACTACGGCACCAGTGAAGCTGCCATGATTGCATTGACCATACGTTTCGACAATGCCATCCTACACCCAACAGGTGGCGATGGTGACCCAGCGTCTGGCACACAAGTCAGAGCCGCACAAGGCGTTAATGCTTTGACATACCAAACAGCTTAATACAACAAGCATGACAAGCCCGGTTTTATCCGGGCTTTTTCTTGGCCATAAATAACTATATGCCGGTACCATCACCTAATAAAAATTTCATGTTTGACCGTACACATGCGGCCAGGATCTTTGTTGACAACAACTTTGGTCTCAGTCCCAAGTATGGCTGGTTATTTCATGTGGCATTTGATACCAACCCCGAAATATCACGTGTGAGCAACGATGACAAGTTGCGCCTGGGACTTGTGGTCAAAAGTGCTAGCCTGCCCAAGTTTACATTTGAAACAAAAACACTCAATGCTTACAATCGCGTTGATATTGTGCAGACCAAAGTAAAGTATGACACAGTGACAATCAAGTTTCACGATGACAACTTGGATGTGGTTAGAAATTTCTGGTACGACTATTACAGTTACTATTATCGTGATAGCGACTGGAATGACAGCATATATGCGGCACCAACCAAATACAGCGAACGTCAGAATCAAACCTGGGGATACACACCAAGGCAGTATCCTGCATCAAGCCCGGGCACACAACAATTTTTAAATGCAGTACGAATCTACAGTTTACACAATAAAAAATTTGCTGAGTACACGCTGATCAATCCCACCATCACACAATTTCAGCACGGTGAGCATGCACAAGGCGGCGAGTCTGGCACACTAGAAAATACCATGACCATACAGTTTCAGGCTGTCAAGTATCAGTACGGACAAGTAAGTTCAGATACAGTATCGGGCTTTGCCATGTTGCAATACGATAATCGCCCAAGTGAACTGGGCACCACTCCGGTCACTGATGGCAAGGTACATGATCTCAACGAAGGCCTGTCTGGCTTGCCGGGCATCATCAACAATCTCAAGAACGTCAACGGCACAGCCATATTAGGCGGAGCACTCAGTTCAGTTGGTAGCGGATTATTAACCGGCGCTGTGGGATTCGGAGCCGCCCAGTTGGCCG